CTCATTATAAAACTTTATTGTTCTGTTGATATGTCGAACGCTAAATCTTCTGTAGCCATATCGCTGTCAATGTATCCGTCTAGTTGTAGATTTAATCCACCAACTGTATTACCGATAAATGTTACCTGAGAAGCAATAAAATGTAATAGAACATCGTTTACTATAGGACTTGCTAATACTCTAACATTACCATCAAAAACATCCATAGCATAGCGTGTTAGTGAATTACCTGAAAATGTAGTGCCATAACCAGTATATTTAACATCTAAGTTGTTATTTGTAATTTGTGCTGAGAGAATGATATTTTGGCTGTCAGCACTTGTTGTATCACTACTGCGAATTTGAAAATTACCCTGAGTAAAACTTGTAACAGGAATTTCAACTAACACTTGATTAGCTTCTAATCCAACCGTATAAGTTGTATATGTATTAGTAGTAACAAAGAAAAGATTACTAAAGTTATTGTTAATCTTACCAAATGCTACACGTAATGGGTCGCCTTCTCCGTCGTTAGGAGTAGCACCTATATTAATATATTCTTGGTTACCATATGGTCCAACTACGCTTGTATCAAACGTTAACATCTTTGCAGTCGGATTTTCTATGACTGATGGTACATTATTGATATATAGATTGTTGGTAATATTTATATTACCAGAGAACTGTGCGTTTGCGTTAGCTACATTAGCCGTAGGGTCTAAAGCCAATAAATTTGCAAGTAAGGGGTCACCCGTTACAGCGTTTAGCAAGCTACTTGTATTGATTGTTTTCTGAGACATATTTATCCTAGTATAGTATATTTATCACTATTTTAGGATTATTGAGAATTCGTTTGGTCAAAAATCTGCTTTTGTTTATTATACCACTCTAATATAGCTTCCAATTGTGCTGAACATTCATGTCTAGTGCCGTAATTTTTAGCTACAGTTTCCATTAACTTGCTTAATGTAGTTGTCTCACCTTCAATAGTTTGCAATGGTTTGCATGTTTGTGACAATTCAGTAGGTAATTCAGGGAATTTTTGCACAACTGGTACCACTGTAGTACACGCTGACAAAAAGATTACCGATAATAGTAGTAGTTTTTTCATTTCTTTGGCGCCAATATCATAGGTGGTGTAGCCAATTGATTATGTAAATCTGTAGGTACTACTAAATCATTCTTTAATATACTGGTATTGTTTAATGCGGCCGCATTATGCGACTTTATTACTTCAACAGGTATAGGACAGGTGTTGTCATACTTGACGATTTCTCTATCAATGTATTGTACTATATCCTCACCCTTTTCTTTTATGATTTGTTTTTTAGTAAGTATTTTAGTAACAACCTCAGTAGTTACCTTCTGTGATTCTACTTCTGCTTTAGCAATTTTAGCTTCTAGGTCTTTAACCTTAAGCTGCCAAATTGCTTGGTCAGCTAACCCACCTTCTAAATATAAACCTAGGCTTAATAGTAGTATACTTATAATTTGTATAGGTAATTGGTATAGCTTAATAAAAGGAATAAAGCCTAAAACAAATCCGGCTACCGTACCTACAACCCCCACAAAAAAGATTGCATGAGTAACAAAGTCAGGAAGATATGATAGGATCCACATTCATATATTTATCTTTGAAATATGAATCATTAGTTAACCAATTATAATAATTTGCAAATCCTTCAGCAACATCAACTTTAGGGGCAAAATTGAAATCAGTTTTAGCGGCTGTGATATCTAATGCACCCCTGCTAGGGAAGTCTGCATCCTTTTCACGTAATTCAATTGTACCTTTTCCTGCTAGTTTAACAGCCATTTGTGCGGCTTCATACAAAGTAACTGCATGGCTCTTTGTGATATTGTATGTTTTGTTGTCAGTATTATCACTTAGAGCCGCGGCAACAATACCATCTGCGGCATCGTCAACGTATGTAAAATCTAATGTTTCTGTGCTTCCATTAACCTTAAGTGTTCCACCACTCATTGCGGTTAATAAAAATTTGCTTATAACTCTATCTTCAACATCAAGCGGACCATATACTGCGCTAGGGCGAATTATAGTATGTGTAAGATTGGTGCGGCGAGTATAATCTCTAACTAACCATTCACCGGCTAGTTTCATAATGCCATATTGACCTTGCGGCTTACAAATAGCATCCTCTTTAACATCATTAGTAAAGTCACCATATACCATTGAACTGCTGATATAGATAAACTTACGCACATCATATGCATTACTTGCTTCTAAAAGATTTAACAATCCCTCACTCATTACCCTACTACCCAATGCAGGGTTAGCATTAACTACTTTTTGTCTAGGAAAACTAGCCATGTGAATAACAATTTCAGGTTGTTCAATATCAAATACTTTGTTGACTTTTTCTCGGTCACTTACATCATATTTGTAATATCCATCTAACTTGATTTTTTTAATTCTTTGTTCAATCAAATGATTAAGTTCGGTCTCAGGAATGATGCCATAGTTTGTTACTGTATCCATAATAGATACAATATGACCTTGATCCTGTAGTCGGTTAACTACATGATGTCCAATCAATCCTAATCCGCCTGTTACTAAAATATTCATATGTAATGTTTCTCTTTTAAGAATGGGATTATAACTTGTTCAGTGAACGCTTTGTGTTGAACGTTACTAGGGTGGTTATTTCCTGGTTCCATAAAATCATTTGGCATATTTTTTACACACCATTCATATTCACCTTCAATTGATAAAAATTTAGATTTATCAACTTGCTCATACAAATATTTAACTTCCGGATGATTCATGTATTCTTTAGGAAATACCTCACTGGTATAAGTGGCCATAAAATATTTTATATTATGTAATTTTAAAAACCATTGTATTCTTAGTATATGTTCTAGAGTATACACCAATGAACCAAAAATATCATGAAAATTTTTATAATATGTACGAGCATAAGTGTTTTGCCAATTGTGATTCAATATGGCCCAACTGCCCGGTGTGTTTTTTACGAATTTAGTAGGATTTTCTTGCCATGGTTCACTTACGTCAAAGTGAACTTTTTCACTATGATAAAAATCATGTCTGCCGGGACCGGACCACATTATACCAACTAGCATATCTTCTGCTTTAGTTGTTTTTAATTCTTCAAGCAATCTATATAATATCCTGCGGCTGATTAATCCGTTTCCCTGTGACCCCATAGCGGTAGATATATGAATATATTCAGTATCTAATATATTTGCCAATTGTTTAGGCCATGTCTGCATATGAGAAATGCACTCGCTAAAACTACAACCACCTGTAATTAAAGTTTTCATAGTTATTATTCCTCATTTAAATTTTAAATTCCAAAATACATAATCTTTTGATTTTAAAAAAGCATGTATCGTGTATGACTGTCCATATATTGCCGGGTCAACATGTCTTTTCCAAAGAGGAGCGGGATTACTGTTTTGCATAATCCATTGTCCTTCTTCTGTTTGTTGCCATTCCCATATAGGTTGGGCTACAAATAAATCCGGGTCTTCAACATCACCCATCTTAATAGTATGCGCTATTATTTCAATTGTGTCTGGTTCAAGAATCATACTGCCATTGGTGCCTTAATTGAGTCCATTGATTTATAATCTAGCAATTTTACATCATTCATAGTAAAATTGTCAATAGATGTTACATCAGGATTCAACCAAAGTGTAGGCAGTTCCAAAGGAGTACGTGTTAACTGTTCACGCACTTGGTCTAAGTGATTATTGTAAATGTGAGTATCACCTGTACTGATGATTAATTCGCCCACCTTTAAATCACATACATGTGCAATCATATGTGTTAGTAATGCATAACTAGCAATATTAAATGGAAGTCCCAAGAAAACATCTACACTACGTTGATACATATGGCAACTTAGTTCGCCATTTTTGCTTACATTAAATTGTGACATAACATGGCAAGGTGGCAATGCCATTTCATCTAATTCGCCTGCATTCCAAGCATTAATAATATGTCTGCGCCCATATGGATCTTTTTTAATACCCTCAATTAAATTTTTGAGTTGATCCGTTTCTTTGAAGTGTACACTACCTTTTCTATGGAACCAGTGACCAAGGTCGTTTTTAAATGATTCTGATTTATGTACAACCGGTGTTTTCCAGTGGCGCCATTGTACTCCGTATACCCTCCCCAAATCGCCTTCGAATTTAGCCTTTGGTTTCCAATACGGCGCCAATGCATTGGGCGTCCATATGGTAACTGTTCCATCTTTTGTACCGTGGGTGAGTTCTGCCAATCTACGCTCATCACTACTACCTTCAATAAACCAAAGAAGTTCACCGACGCAAGCCTTCCATGCAAGTTTCTTAGTAGTGACTGCGGGAAAACTTCTACGCAAATCAAAGCGAATACTACGTCCAAAGACACTAATAGTGCCAACGCCAGTTCTGTCATCTTTAATTTCTCCGTTGTCT